AGTTTATCTAAGCGGTCTGCTACTGCTACTATAACCTCGTCTTCAATTAATGGACATGCGCTGTCAAGATGTGCTTTTGCTCGGTCAACCGCTTGTTGCCATTCTGCTAATTGGTATTGTTCCATCACACATTCTCCTCGCTATCACGAACTTGGATTGACTCTAGAAATTGTTGAACTGCTACATGCCCAGAGGCTTCATCTAGATATTTGTAAGGGTTGCGAGTATCAAAGAACTCACATATCATAGTACGAACTTCTTGGATAGTGTATTGCTTTTCCATCATTCAGCCTCCAAGTACACATAATACTCACGGTCGCTATCTTGTGGAACAACTCTAACACCATACAAATCATCAGGCGCTGAGAACAGCACATCAGCATTGTCATCATATAGTTCTAACAGTTTCTTCAACTCTTTAACTGTCATCATTCACCTCTATAATTGATTAGTACAGTGAGTGCTTCAAACTCACCTGTGGTTAAAGAGATATGTTTGATACCATCTACATTATGAATAGTCACATCGTAACCTTCAAGATTAGTCCATTCTGTTACTTCAATGTAATCATTTTCTTTAGCAAAGGTACAATATGGTTTTAGTTCCATAAACTTTGCTTTACGGTTGTTTATTTCAATGGTCATAAATATTTACTCCTCTTGACTATGCACATAGGATACCGCATTATGCCTTGGTAGTCAAGCGTTTATAAAGGTTTGTCTGAATGACCTACATCATCAAAGTCATTGTTTTCTTGTTTGCGTAGTGTGTAACTACCATCATTGTTGGCAATCCATTCGATTGTATCACCAATGTCCCATCCTAATTGCTCCATCATTTCTTCACCAATGTCTAGAATATATTCATCTATTGTAGCATCGTATATAATTTGTGTATTCATTTAACAACCTTTAATTTTGGTTTAGGTCTACATATATGGAAGGGTTCGTTGCCACTATAGTCGCATTTAGGGCATTTCATTTTCTATATTGTTTTACTTGGTCTTGCCATCGTCTTCCAGCTTTCCTAGCGTTTTTGTCATCGTGGCGAGATTGTTGTCTTCTATCTGGAGTAGAATCATCCCTTTCGTCTATTTCTTCAGGAAAATCCATCATTATGGAAACTTGGCTTGGTCTTGGTTTAGGCATGTAGGTACGGTTTAATTCTTCAAGTTCTGCCAATTCTTCAGGAGAAACATCAAGTTCTGGCGTAGGACCAGTATACCGAGCATACCACTGTTCAGCTTCATCAAGCGTTTTATGTCCAAAAGAAGGACTGATTAATGTGTAGTTTAGAAACCAAAAATATAACTCTTGGTTATTCACTACTTTATGTTTTAATTCTACAATGGTCATTATTTTGCCTCTATCGGTCCCGCACAGTTGTCATGAAAACAACCAGCGGTAAGATATCCACCTTCGCAACAAATTTTAGAATTGTGCAATTCGGGTTTAACAGATTCTTCTAATACTTTCTTTTGTTTCCTGAATACATTTTGGAACACTTCGTCTTTTTTAGAATATACTTCTGTACAGCTATCGCAAAAATGTAATCTATCTTCATGGTCAAAACCATAAGCAATAATTACACTACAACCATTACATAGTAATGCGCCATTGCCGTTGTTAAATTTTATTTCTGCGTACATGGGTTTTGACATTTAGATATCACTCGAATTCAAGTCATTCAGATTAACATCTTCTGAAAATGCTTCTAGTCCTAAATCTGCATCTTTTTTCTTCTTGGGCTTTTTATTTTTCTTATTTAGTGTTTTCTTTAAATAAGAATCTTCAAAATCTTTCAAGAACTTGTCAACATTATCATGGAGATATTCAACGAATGTATTCTGGTAATCTTCATTATCACCGTCCATAGTATCATGATAGTCATCTACAATCATTGAAGTAGAAAAACTCTTAAGTTTTACATACTGTTGTTTCTTCTCTTTCTGAATTCTACGAAGAAATGCGTAGTATATAATTTGAGTAAAGTAAGCAAAAGGATTCTTAGACTTCTCTGGATTGAAGTTATGCATATAGAGTAGGCAGTTCTCTATTCCATCACATATCATTTCATCCTTAAAGGTATAGTTGACAAAATTTGGTGAATAAGATAGTCTCTCAGAAATCTTCATAAAGCATTCAGCAATGTAATTGGGAACCTTTGGTCTATGTTCCTTTATATCTTTGCCTTCTGCTTCCACTGCCCTACATTCAGCAATATAAGCACTCATGGCATCATAGAATTCCTTATTATCAATGTAGTGGTCTGCTTTATTACTAGGTGGTGCGGATGCTTTAGCTCTTGCCATATCATTTTTCATAGATTTATCCTTATAGTTGTTAAATATTATTCAATACTAACATAAACTTATGTGTATGTCAAATTACTATAAGTTATAAGGATATTCTGGATGGACTTGACAAGTGACTTGACAAACAGTAGAATTGTTTGTGTAGTAGATGATATGGATTAATGTATCTATTAATTATCTACTTGTTAATAACAATTAGTTATATTATGACTTGACAAGTGACTTGACAAAGTGTTATTCTATGTGTGTAGTAGATGATATGGGTTATTATAACTATTAATTATAACTAATGAAACTTTGTTCCTTCAGGAATATTTATAATCCCTTCTTGAGTTTCTTTCTCCAATTCATCCAATCCCGAAATATCTCCCTCATCAGACTTTTCAATCTTATCCAATGAAATACTATAGAATTTAACTAAGTTATTTGTAACTGGGGCATGTGTCATTATATTAGATGTATTAACCAAATAATAGGTATCATCCGAATAAGGAACCCATTTATTTAAATGGATGTTAAATCCGTTTTCAGATTCGTATCTAGAAATGATTAAAGGTTTTTCAATACAAATAATATCTTTTTCATCTGTTTCATAAACCCTACCTAATATCTCATCTCCATTATTCATCATAAGAATATGTATTTTTTGTTCTACTTGTTCATTCTTATCCATATTTGATTCTCCGTTAAAAATCTATTTCGTATACCTTGTAGTTAAACTTTTCATCGTTATAAATCTTTACACGTTCTAAGAAATGAATTAGTGCGAAGTTCTTGTGTTTCTTATGGTGTAAGTCATCAACAATATCATACAATACAGCAGAATCTTTCGTATCAGACCTTCTAAGTACCCTACCAATTGACTGTAGGTTTCGTATCTTTGATTTAGATGGAGACGCAAAGATAATGTTATGAAGGTTTCTTATATTTATACCTGTTGAAAATGTTCCATATGAGGCAACAATAATAGCATTATCATGCGACTCTGTATCAGTACGAATTTTTTCCCTAATAGCAGAATCTACACTACCATGAACAAAATAAACAGGTCTTTCAGAACCAAGTTCATCACTAATTAAGTCGTATAGTGGCTTTCCATGCTTTTCAACCATATTAAACAAAACCAGTGTATTACCTTTGAGTCCTTTGCAGAGGTTCTTTATATATTTATTCCTTTTATCATTTTGAGCAATCCAATCCATTTCATCTTTGTATTTCATGCCTTTTATAGATTTACAGGTTTCTTCATCGTATTTCAATGCAAGACATTTTATTTTTAATGATGAAAGTTGATTGTCATCCATCAAGTTTTTGGTGGTTGTTACCTTTCTAACTTCACCAAATAATCCTTCAAGAACTAACTGGTGTGTTTTTGTTCCATCAAGGGTACCAGTAGTCCCAACTCTGAAAGGACAATCCTCAAGCTTCTCCATAATTTTAGTAAGACTGTTGGCTTTAAATAAGTGACACTCATCCCCTAAAACAGCACTGAAATTTTGGAAATAGGGTTTACGCATTTTGTAAATAGATTGCCATGTAGAGATTACAATAGGTTTCTCTGGGTCAATCTTATCCTGTCCTTGAAACACCATATGACATTTTTCTACAACATCCCAATTATCATCAGCACTTGAGTAATCATCAAAATCGTTGTACATCTGTCTAACCAAAGAAGTTGTCGGAACAATAATTAGAATTTTCTTATTTTTGTCTCTAAGAATATCTTCATAGTACCTAAGTAGAGTATATATTATCAAACTTTTCCCTGAGCCAGTGGGACTAAGCAATAATGCTCTATCGTTTGAAATAGCGAACTGGAGCGCATCTATCTGATATTCCCTATGCTGTATAGGTTTACCATTTGAATGCGGGTCTAAGTGCTTACAGAGGGCTTCTATGTGCTCAAAGTCTATATTTCTATTATGTACAATTCCATTTCCATAATCAATGGTATATTCTCCCATAGAAAACTTCTCCAAATAAGGAATTAGTCCCATATAGAGTAGTCTTGTTTGAGGATTATATAGACGAATGTTTCCATCCCACATTTTAGCTCTATAGGCTGGCATGAACTCGCAACCGGGTACTCTAAAAGTGAAGTAGTCAACTAGCTCCCTTAGTGCGCCAATTTCCCCATCAATTTTACAGTAAACATCATTTATTTTAGATACTATTATATCGCTCATCATCCACCATTCTTAAATTTTATATCCTCTAGAGCATTGCGGATTTGCCAATTTCTTTCTGATATTTGTTTTAATAATTTTTCAAGATAGTTTACCAGTTCTTCTTGTACTGTTACTTTAGCTTTGGCGTCTT